ATGGAAGCCGAAGAGTTTCAAAGAGGGTTTCATTTAGATTTAATGGATGATAACAAATATGATTCAAATGAATCTAATCAGACTATAAGATTTAAAGGAATAGCAAATTCATCTTTAGATGTTAATATGGGTGGAAATGTTGTAACAGGTGAGGTACTAAGAGACTGTACAGGAGCTGGTAATACAAAAGAATTTAAACAACAATTTAAGTTAAGAGAACCTGAAGGAAAAGATTCTAAGGGTAGAGATGCTCGATTTACATATGATGATAAAAATAATATTACTGGTAAGAAGGTTTTTGTTTATGCATTAGATGATGATGGGGAAGAAAAAGAAATAGGTTTTAAAACATATCGTTCAAAGCAAGGAGCAGATGGTAAAACATCAAATACAATGCAATATAGTAAAGGTATGAGAGATTGTTTCAAAAGAAAAAACAAATAAATCGGAGAGAATGATTGAAAACACAATTACTATGTACCTTTACAAGTGAAAATCAGTTTGAGGAACGACTTGAAACAATATCTGATTCTTATGAACTATTTAGTAGAAAGATATTCATTCTTAAATTAGAACCATCTAAAGAATTGGTTATTTCATACAATATTGTTCCAAGTGCCAACACTAAATTTATACCTAATACTATAATGGCTCATAGGAAAAAAGAAACAAATACATTGTATACGATAAACTCATTGAACAGATTGATTTTATATCTTAATAATGGATACTTAGATAAATCTTATGAGGTTGATTGGAACGAATATAGAAACGCTATGATACTAACAGATGGTGATAGTTTTAAGGTGTTGAAAACAAAATTATTTAGGATTATAGATATAAATTAGTATGATGAAAAAATTTACTGTTTTTATTATAGATATGTTATTTTGTATTGGAGTTGCATTTGCACAATATCCAATATATGAAGACTTTGATTCAATCAATGTATCTGGCCGATGGTCTAATGTGACTGGCCAAACTACATTGTGTTCTCACTTTGGTTCTATTTGTTATAATTGTTATTCATCTTCATATAATACAAATGATGTATACCTATATCAGAGTCCAAACTATATAACACAATTTAATGATACAGAATGTGATAGTATTGAGGTTGAATTTAATTTTTCATATAATTTAAGACCAAATGATTCATTATATTTGATATACAATAATTATAGTACAAATACAGTAAAATATTTACAAGTATTGGATACTAATTTCAATTTAAGTACATTTACATCATATGTTAGTGTTAAATTAGAATCTGAAGTGGATTGGTTAGGATTTCAATTACAGACTGGTGATTCAAGCACAGGCGTACCGTTGAATTTTAATTATGTACATATTCAAGACATAACAATTGACTGTGATTATTTTTATTTTTTAGATGTTGGATTGATAGATTTTAAATGTAATACTTATGATGATTATATTGACATAAAAGTTACAACAACTGAACATTCAACACTACAATTAGAACATAGTATAAACGGATATGAGTGGGATTCCATTTGTGAAGTTTTTCAACAAGAATTGATATATCAGCACGAAACTCAATTCCAAGATAATTATTACAGAGTTAAATATGATGGTATGATTTCTAATACCATTCATTGCACAAATAACAATACAAATTATAGGATTATAGACAGACGATATTTTAATATATTAGGTCAAGAAGTTAATCCAACAAGTGGTTACTACATCGAATCCACTAAGTATGAAAATGGTGTAATAAAAAACAAAATAAAAATTAAAAATAATTTTGATAATTGAAAACTAATTCGTATATTTAAATAAATATTTTTCTAACAATTAAAAATTGGAGTATTATGGCTATTGACTTAGATGCAATCCGAAACAGGCTTAATCGCCTACAAAACAAAGTTCAAAAAACAGATAACTTGTGGAAACCAAAACCGGGTAAACAACAAATCAGAATGTTACCTTACAACCACAATGAATCTAATCCATTTATTGAATTATTTTTCCATTATGACTTTGGTGGTAAAAACATTCTTTCACCTAAATCCTTTGGTGAAGCAGACCCTATTATTCAATTCGCAGACCAATTACGTGATACTGGTAATAGAGATGATTGGAATCTTTCAAAAAAGTTGTTTCCTAAAATGAGAACCTATGTACCTGTAATCGTAAGAGGTGAGGAATCAGAGGGTGTTAAGTTTTGGGGATTTGGTAAAACTGTTTATCAAGAATTACTTGCATTCTTTGCTGATCCTGATTATGGTGATTTAACTGATTTTACTAATGGTAGAGATATCACAGTTGAATTTAAAACAGCAAAAGAATTAGGTAAAAACTATCCTGAAACTTATATCAGAGTTAAACCAAATCAAACTGTGGCTACTGATGACAGTAAGGTTATTGAATTGATTAAAGACCAGATTGAATTACCGACATTATTTAAAAAGTATTCATATAGTGAGTTGGAAACATTGTTAAAAAATTGGTTAGAGACAGGTAAAGTCGCCGATGATAGTGTTGAGGAAACACAACCTACAGTTGAAACAACATCAAACACTACATCAACAGTTTCCAGTGTTAAAGATTCATTTGAAGACCTTTTTAATTCGTAGAATATGTCAAAAACAAGTAGAGATGAGTTATCATCAATTCTTGCTGACAATCTGAATAAAAAGTTCAAAGGACAACAGAAAGTAGCCTATTTCTTGGATGGGTCTGAACAGACACCAACCGATTTAACAGAGTGGGTATCCACAGGTGATGATATGTTGGACTTGGCTATCTCAAATAGACCAAATGGTGGGTTTCCAGTTGGTAGAATTGTAGAGGTCACAGGTTTGGAAGCAAGTGGTAAATCGTTATTAGCGGCACATACTTTAGCAAACACTCAAAAGAAAGGTGGATTGGCAGTTTATATCGATACCGAAAACGCAATAAATCAAGAGTTCTTGGAAGCGTTGGGTGTCGATACTGCTAAACTACTTTACATACCTTTAGAGACAGTTGAGGATATCTTTGATGCTATGGATACCATTATCGAATCTATCAGAAAATCTGATAAGGGTAAATTGGTAACTATCGTTGTAGATTCTGTGGCGGCAGCAACCACTAAAGTTGAGTTATCAGCTGATTACGACCAAGCGGGTTACGCTACACAAAAGGCTATCATCATTTCAAAGGCAATGAGAAAGATTACAAATCTTATTGGTAGAGAGAGAATATTGGTTGTTTTTACAAACCAACTTAGAGTTAGAATGGGTGTTTCATTTGGTGACCCTTATACTACATCAGGTGGAAAGGCATTAGGGTTTCACGCAAGTTGTAGGTTGAGGTTAAAGAAAATGGGGCAATTGAAATCTAAGGTTGGTGGAATTGACCAAGTTGTCGGTATCAAAACAAGAGTACAAGTAATCAAGAACAGAATGGGCCCACCACTAAGGGCAGTTGATTTTGATATCTACTTTGATAGAGGAATTGACAAGTATGGTTCTTGGTTAAGTATGATGAAAACTTACAAATTGGTTAAACAAGGTGGGGCGTGGTATACATGGGTTGATGAATCTACAGGTGAAGAAATTAAGTTCTTGGCTAAGGATTTTGAAAAACTATTGGAAACACGACCAGAGGTTAAAGAGGAATTATATAATCAGATATGTGATGCATACATCTTAGGGTATAAAGAAGCTGAGAGTAATGCTAACATAGATTCAACAGAATTTGATGGTAATGAATAGTAATTACAAAAGAATGTTTGAAAATTTATCTAATACATCCAATGGTGATGTAAATGATAAAGTTATGATTGTGGATGGTCTAAATATGTTCATTAGAGTATTTGGGGCAGTTTCT